ATATATTAAATATTGAATTTAATTTATGGCCTTGGATTCGTAATATGTGTAAGTATGGTGATTTCTTTTTAAAATTAGATATAAATGAAAAATATGGTATTACAAATGTTGTACCTATGTCTGTATATGACGTTTCAAGATTAGAAGGTTTAGACCCTGAAAATCCAGAGTATGTAAAATTTTTAATTGAATCAACAACAAGTGAACATAGATATAAATCAGAACGTTCTTCAACAAGAGAAGAGTTAGAAAACTATGAAGTTGCTCACTTTAGATTACTTTCTGATTCTAATTATTTACCATATGGTAAATCACAAGTTGAAGGTGCACGTAAAATTTATAAACAATTAACTCTTATGGAAGATGCTATGTTAATTCATAGAATTATGAGGGCACCAGAAAAAAGAGTATTTAAATTAGACATTGGTAATATTCCACCAAATGAAGTTGACAATTATATGCAACAAGTTATTAATAAAATGAAAAAAGCACCAGTTGTAGATGAAACTACAGGTGATTATAACTTAAAATATAATATGCAAAACATAACTGAAGATTTCTTCTTACCAGTTAGAGGTGGTGATAGTGGAACTAATATTGACTCTCTTCCAGGTTTGACTTATGAAGCTACTGAAGATATTGAGTATTTAAAAAATAAACTATTATCAGCTTTAAGAATACCTAAAGCTTTCTTAGGATTTGAAGAACAAATCGGTTCAAAGGCAACATTGGCAGCAGAAGATGTAAGGTTTGCTCGTACTATTGAAAGAATTCAAAGAATCACGATATCAGAGTTGACTAAGATTGCTATTGTTCACTTATACGCACAAGGATACACAGACGCAGATTTAGTTGATTTTGAATTGGGTTTAACAAATCCATCTACAATTTATGAACAAGAGAAGATTGAATTGTGGAATAATAAAACACAATTAGCATCTTCAATGTTACAAGATGGATTAGTATCTTCAGAGTGGATTTATAAAAATATATTTGGATTCACACAAGAACAAATTAAAAAAGAAGATGATAGTATTGTTTTTGATTATAAAAATAAATTTAGACGACAACAAATAGAAAATGAGGGTAATGACCCAGCTAAAAGTGGAGAATCTCAAGGAACACCATCAGATATGGCTATGGGTAGGTCAGGTCACGAGTTAGATGACAAAGGTGGAGCACCAGAAGGTGGATTTGAAGGTGCGGGTCGTCCTAAAGAAGCAAATAAATATGGAAAAGATAGTGGTGCAAGAGGTAGAGACCCACTTGGAGCACACGATATGAAAAAAGGTGGTAGTGGAGCTCCTAAATATGGTAAACCATTATCTCTATCACACTATGATAAATTAAAAAAATCAATGAAATTTGGTAATACCGACGCAAAAATTATCAATGAAGCATCTGAAGTTGAAGAAGTATACAAGAATGAGGTAACTTCTTTAACCAAAGATACATCAAATGACTAATTATTGTTTAACTTTATATTTATTTATGAGTAAATATAATTAAATATTGGAGTATTTTGTAATGGCTCGAAAATTAAAGCATTCTAAAATAAAGAATACAAGTATTCTTTTTGAATTATTGACAAGGCAGATAACAGCAGATGTATTAGCCGGAAAAAGTACTAAATCAGTTAAAATTGTAAAAAAATATTTTAACGAAGATACAGAATTGGGTAAAGAACTACAATTATATCGTCTACTTTCAGAAAAACACTATGAATCTGAAAATCGTGCAAATGATTTAGTAAATATTGTATTAAAATCAAGAAAAAAATTAAGTAATTCTAAATTACGTAATGAAAAATACAACTTAATTAAAGAAATTAAAGAAAATTATAATTCTGATGACTTTTTTAATGGTCGTATTTCTAATTATAAACTTTTAGCCTCTATCTATAATACATTTCAAGCAGAAACTGTAGATGAAACGTTTAATCCAGAACAAACTGTTAATGCTAAGTTTACTATTTTAGAACATATTACAAGTAAAAAAATTAGTTCTAAAGAAGCTAAAGCTCACGTATTAAAGGAGTATAATAAAAAAGATAAAGATTTAAGATTGCTTGCTTATCAAATACTTGTTGATAAATTTAATACAAAGTATAAAACACTTAATGAATCACAAAAAAGTTTACTTAAACATTACATTAATAACGTAAGTAACACAAATTCTCTAAGAGAGTTTGTTGATGTTGAATCATCTAAGATTAAAAAAGAATTAAAAAAACATTTACCAAAGGTTAATGATACTATTACTAAAATAAAATTAACAGAAGCTGTTAATCAAATGGATAATATGACAAAGGGTAAAATAGTTAATGAAAAACAGGTTCTAACACTAATGAGATATTATGAATTAGTTAAGGAGATAAAAAATGTCCACAACTCTTAAAAAATTAGAAGCTTTAGTAAGAGAATTAATTAAAAAAGAATTAGAAGAAGTATCTGTAACAGGTAATCTTGATGGTGGAGCTGGGCCTCCAAAAACACCATATGCTTTTAGTGGTAAACGTAAAAAGGATAAAGACAAAGAAAAGAAAATAGCCAAACAGAGTGGTTATAGTATGTCTGAAGCTAAATTTCACGTAAAAGTAGGAGATTTAGGTAGTGTTTTAGTTGATGCTAGTGGTAAAGGTGAAGCTAAAATGATAGTCGCTAAAAAACTAAAAGGTGGTGTTAAAGCTATTACAAGTGTGACCAGAGTTCAACCTGGTAAAGCAAAACAAGTTGATAAGAAACTTGAGAATGTAACTGAAGGTCACTATCATAATTACAGAAATGATGAATCTCTATCTGCAAAACAAAAAATAGGTTACTCAATGAGAGAGGTTAGAGATAAGTTAAACGAGTTAGATAAACTTGTTAAAATGAATGTGAGATTGAAAAACGAAATAGGTGTTGATTCTAAAACCTATTGGAAAAACACTCACGGAGCTATGAAAAAAATTAGTGAAAGGTTAGTAAAACTAGCAAATAAAGTCGGTCAACTTTACTAATCTTATAATGAAACCATCTTGGGATAAAGATGGACTTAACTTTTTAGGTAGATTGTTAAGTCTATCCAAGTTAAAAAAACGTTGGCTCATCGAAGAAACTAAAGTTAAAGGTGAAGAACCAACAAAAGTTGAAACTATCTTTTTTATAGATAGATGGATAAAAAGACTACAAGATTTAAAAAACGAAATAATTAAAACACGGAGCTAAATGTGAAGAACTTAATAGTAGATTACTTACCATTTGAAATAAAACCAGAACAGATTAACGAATCAATGAAAGAAAACAACGGTAAGTTAATTGTTCGTGGTGTACTACAACGTGCTGAAGCTAAAAATCAAAATGGTAGAATTTATCCTCGTGAGATTTTACAACGTGAAGCTAAAAAGTACACAAAAGAATTTATATCAGAACGTAGAGCTATGGGAGAACTCGACCATCCAGAGAGTTCAGTAGTTAATCTACAAAATGTATCACATAATATTAGAGATATGCATTGGGAAGGTGATAACCTTTTAGGTGAAGTTGAGGTATTAGGCACACCAAGTGGTAATATATTAAAAGAATTATTTAAAGCTGGTATTAAGTTAGGTATCTCTTCAAGAGGTATGGGTTCAGTAGAAACTGTTAGTGAAGCTGATGGTGATTCAGTAACTCAAGTACAACCTGATTTTGAACTTATAGCTTTTGATTTCGTTTCTAATCCATCTACACACGGAGCTTTTATGCATCCAGCTGGTGTAAATGAATCTGTAGATAAAAAAGTAACAATAGGTAGAACTTGTGGTGAATATTGTAAAGTAGAATCAATTATTAATGATATTATGAGAGGTTAATATATGGCTAATTATAGAAGAATGATGGAAAAATGGAAAGATTGGAGACTTGACGAAGAAATAGAAAATGAAACGAGCGTTCCATTTGAAGTAATTGGTAAAAATTCAATAATGGTAAAGGGTAGAAAATTATCTGCAAAATTAGTCTTTAGTGGTAATGATTTAAAAGATATTGTTGAAGGCAAAAAGAAAAAAGGTAAAGTGGTGTTAGCCTCTTTAAAAATTAAATGATTAAATTAAAAAATATATTATCAGAAGCATATGTATGGGATAGAAAATTTGGTGAACCATTACCTACACTAACATCAATTAT